AATGCGTCCTGCGCCCAGCCGGGCAGGTCCATTTCCTTAAGCACGCTGGTCACGTCCTTGGCCAGGGCGGCGAGGTATTCCTTTTGCCCCGCTTCGCCGTCTGCAAACACCTTGGGCGCCCACTTGGAAGAGCGTGAGTCGTTCCAGTTGACCAGCACGTTTTCCATTTGCTTGATCAACAGCCCGCCCCAGGCGCCATCCTTGCTGGAGTCATCTGCAAAGCCGGTTGCAACGCTGAACCCACCCTTGCCGCCGAACGCCTTGGACACGCTATCCAAGATGCCCACAATGGATGTAGACAGGCCACCAACGAACGACTTGATCGTTTCGTTCGGGTCAACACCGCCGAAGCCCATTCCGAAGGCTCCGTGCTTTTGGCTGGTGGACAGGCCGCCGGACGCGCTGTATTCAGCCAGGGCGCCGCCGTGGGGGGTGCCGGACTTGTCCAGGGATTTGACGATGGCCATTACAGCGCCGATGCCAAGGGCGATGGGGCCAAGGGCGCCCGCGATGCTTGCAAAGCCACTGGCTAGGCTGCTGCCCAAAGAGCCCAGGCCAATGCCACCGATGTCAAGTGCGCCCATGCCGGTAGCGCCGAAGAGGTCAAGTACCGACCCCATGCCGCCGCCGCCGAACAGACTCCCGATGCCGCTGGCGATGTTGCCGAGCCCGCCCAGGCCGCCAGAGCCGCCGCCAGCCGTAGCCGCAGTTCCGGTGACTGACGCCCCAACGCTGATGATCCACTTCTTGATGGTCATCTGGTACAGCATGTCCAGCACAGCGGCCTTCAGCGTCTTGCCTAGCTTGGTGAAAGCGTCCTGCCCGCCCTCAAACACATTCGTCCAGACCTGCTGCGCGGTGCGGTCGATGGAGTTCAGAATGTCCTGTTGCTCGGACATATCGGACTTGAGCGCCACGCCCTCTTTTTCGAGAGCCGCAGCACGCTCCCTGATGGCGCGAAGCCGGGCCTTTTCGTCGTCGGTGCGCTCGGACTTGTTGATGTCCTCGATCTCGCGGGCGAGTTTCAGCTCGATTCGCCGGTACTCGATCGCGGTCTGGCGCTCTTTGTTGGACGCGCCGATCAGCCCCGCCTCAAGCGCTGCAATGTCGTTGGACTCTTGAGCGGCGCGCAGGGCTTCATTTGCCGCGTTGGTCTGCGCCAGGTACTCGCGGCTCATGCGGTCGTGGTACTGCGCCAGCTCTTGCTGCGCCTGGGCAGCCTGATCTGCAATGGCCGTCTGCGTCTGCAGCCGCTGCTTGTCGGCCAGGATGGCGCGCTCCAGTACGGCAAGCTCTTCAATATCGTCCTTGACTTTGGCCTTGTGGGCATCGCTCAGCTTGAGCTTGCCGCTGAGCAGTTCTTGGTCAACCTTGAATTGCAGGCGCTTGCTTTCCGTGAGCTTGTCGCCGCCAGCAAGCTCCAGCCTCTTGGCGTCGATGCTGGCGCGGATGCCGGACACCAAGCCTGCGTAGGCTGTTTGCTCTGCTTTGGCGGCTGCTGCGCCACCCGCGCCGGCCTTCTTCTGCGCAGCCTCGATCTGCTCGTTCAAACCAGCAATGCGCCCGCGTAGCTCTTGCGCAGCCGCGCCGTTGCCTTTGTTCTGGGTCTCCAGCTCCTTGAGGGCCGCTTTTGCCAGGGCGGACTTGTCCCGCAGCTCTTGCAGCGCGGCAGCCTGGGACTTGATCCCATTGGTGGCCGCAAGCGCGGCTTTTAGCTGTGCGTCGCTCTCATAGTCGGGCACAGCCATGGGCGGGTTTACCGCACCCCTGCCGGAGCCGCCTTGAGGGGTGGATGCGCCGCCACCCATGCCGGCTATTTGTCCTGCAATCACCCCGAGGGGGCCGAACAGAGCTGCGGGATTTTTCTCTAACAGCCAAGTGACCTTGTCCACCAGCGATGCGAGGATGCTATTCGCAGTGTGCAAGGCGGAAGACTGCGACACCGATGTCATCAGCCTATCCCAGGCGTTGCCCAGGTTGTCTGTGGCCTTGCCCAGGTCGGTCATGGGGCCTGTTGCAAGCCCGCCCACGGACATCTTGAGGGCGTCGAGCATGGCAGCTTGCGCGCCTGCCTTGTCGCCCATTTCGGCCATTTGCCGGATAGTCAGTATCTGCTCGGCGGATAGGGTGCCGAGCGCCTTTTCCAGCTCGTCCACGCCCTTTGCCGGGTCGGCAAAGGCTCCGGCCAGCTTCTTCGCTGCGGCTGGCAGGTCTGTGCCAGTTGCGGCGGCAAAGTCAGCTACAGACGCGCCCAGGCCCTTGAATATGGCCCCACCAACCCCCTGCACCTTGCTGAACTCATCAATGATGCTGGTGGCAGCGCTGCGGCTGACACCGGGGATCTTGTTCAGTTCGTCCACCATGCTTCGCAGGCCAGCGACCGAAGCCACGGAGGCCCGACCAGTGGCAGCCAGGCGCGTGGACAGACCTGCGAACTCTGCGTCCTGCCCGTTGACCTTGGCCATGGCAATGCCCAGCCCGACTACTGCGGCTGCGGCAATGGTGAATGGGTTGACCAGCCCCACGACGTAGCTGCCCATAGCGCGGGCCGCGTTACCTGCACCCCCGAACATGTCTTTGAGCTGGCCCCCTTGCTGCAAGAAAACTTGCATGGCCGATTGCCCGCCTTGCAGGCTGACAACAATGTCAGTGAACTGCATGGGCACTTGTCGCAGCGCGGCAGCTGTCTGCTTTGCAGACATGCCCATGTGATTCAGGCCGGTCGTGGCAACTCGCTGGGCGGCTTCGGCTTTCTTGAGGTCGGCAAGGTAGGGGGCCAGCGCAGACATATCGGCACCCTTGACGGATGCCATTTTTTCAAAATAGGCGGCATTGCGCGCCCCGCCAGCTTCCAATTCAGCATTAAGGCGCTGGACCTGCCGGATCATGGAGCTAGTAACGCTGTCGAGCTTCTGGGCTGCGGGTGCTGCCTTGTCGCCCATCCCGCCCACTGCCCCCGCCGCCTTAGCCGCCGCCTGCTCAACTCCTGCGGCCATGCTTTGCGAGCTGGCCTTGATCTTGTCGAAAACGGGCGAGGCTTCATCCTGCGCGCCGATGATCAGATTCGCGTGCGGATTGGTTCTTTCAGCCATGTCTTGCCCATTGAAAAACCGCCCGTAGGCGGCTTAGTTGTCAGTTCGGTTATCGCTCATTTGCTTGAGCGCTGCGCCTTCAAGAACTTGCAGGTCGTGAAATAGCTCTTGCCAGTCTTCAGTGTCTTGCGCATCCCTGTCTAGCAGCGGGTAAATGGCCTCATATCGCAAGCCAGTAGGCCCGCCCATAGAAACATTCCACTGCGTTTGCAGGCGCGAGAACAGGACAAAGACGCGCCAATTCTCTGGCCATACTTCCACGCACTGCTCTGCCTGGTGCGCTGCAAGCGCAGCGAGAAAAGCATTTGCCGGTGCCGCCTCTTCTTTTGCGTAGAGCGCGGCCCCGGCTTCCCTCAGTTTCCCAAGCGGCCTTCCGTCACTGCGGTGCGGTAGGTTTCCATGATCGCGGCGGCTGCGGCTGGCAGCTCGTCGGCCAGTTGCTGTGCGTTGGGCTTGCTCAGGTCTTCGTCGAGGTTCCAGCTTTCCAGAACGTCGAGGATGTATTCGGCGTTTTGGCCTGCCGTCTTCTCCATCAGTTCGGCCATGCTGAATTTGTCGCCTTCGGGCTTGTCTTTCGCGCCTGCGGCTTCGATGAGCTTGTCGATGAATACGCCAAATTCCGAGCGGGTGCGGTACTTGAACGTGCACTCGATAGAGCCTTTTCCGCCTTCCAGCATGTCGAATGTGACGATGCGCTTGAAGTTCTTGGGGCGGTTGCCCAGCTTGATTTTGGAGGCCATGGTGTGGGGTCTTTCGCAGAGGTGAAAAAATGCCCGTGCGCACCCATGCCTTCCTCTGCGAAAGGAAGAACATGGATGCGTCGGTGCGGGGGTGGCTTGCGCCGGAAACAGAAAAGCCCCGCCGAATTGCTCCGGTGGGGCTTGTGGTCTTAGTAGCTGATGGACCGCCCGATGACGGTCAGGGCAGCGTCAACCGTATTCACGGAGTTACTGTTCAGCTTGGGCAGCTCGGACACGTTCAGGTAGCCGTAGCCGTAGGTCACAGCGCCGCCCGAGATGACCTGTTTGAAGGCCACCTTGGACAGGTTGCGCGAGATTTGCAGCATGGTCTGGTAACCAGGCTGCGCGGCATCGTGGGCCAGCGACAGGGTCACGCTGGTGGCGTTGAAGCCGGTCGGAATCTTCAGCGAGTTGCGGCGGGCCAGCAGCTGCACATCGGTGAAGCGGGCATCACCACCAGAGCCGGAGATGGTCAGCACCTGGGGAATGGCAGTCCAGCCGGTGACCTTCTGGGCCGTGCCGGTGCCGGTGCCCGCAGGGTAGAAACCAGTGTTGCTGGTGTCCACGCCGGTGAGGCTGAACGTGTCAGCGGTCAGCACCGTGATTTTCACCACGCTGTCGGTGATGTCTTCCCAGCCGGAAGTGATCAGGATTTCATCGCCCGTGGTGTAGCCGTGGGCTACGCTGGTGGCCACCGCCGGATTGGCGTTGGTGATCGCGGTGATGTTCTTTGCAGACGCGAAGGTTTGCGAGAACTGCTGGCTTGAGCCCTCAGGGAAATACAGTGCCATGATTTGGCCCTTTCTTTGGACGAAAAAAAACCGCATTGCTGCGGCCGGTTGCGCCCTCATCGGGCAACGAAAAAAGCCCCGCCGAATTGCTCCGGTGGGGCTTTGCTTGGGTGGCTTTTCAGCCCTGAATCAGTGCGGTGTCAGGCTCTTGCGCCCCACACCTTGAATGTCTGTAATGCGCCTTTGAGTTCGCCGGGGGATTGCCCCTCGTCGCCTTCTATGTATGCGTCTGATGGCTCTTCTATGGGCGATGCGACAAACCCGACACCTGGCGCGATTGCACACAGCTCTGCCTCCACTGCGCGCAGCAGGTCAAACGCGGCCTTTTTACTGTCAGCCCATGCGTTCACCTGAATGAATGCGTTGCGCTTGTCTGGCGCGCTGTTGTCCAGGAATCGAAAGGCCGTGCCGCCGATGTGCTGCCACGTCAGATAGGGCCTGGCCGTGCCGTAGGGC